GTTCTATTAGAAACTCTATTATTGGAATTTGAGGTAAATTCTTGTGACCAATTGTAATCGTCCATGGTATACGTCGAATATCTGGTATTATTACGTAAATATACTGCACCATCTTTAATTTTAGTAGCTTTACGACTTTTATTTCTAAAAATCATCATTTGTCGTATATCTCTTACTTCACCCATAATATTCCTTAATAATTTGAATAATCTAAATTAAACCTAACACTTGGAAATTGTTTTCCTGGCATTCTTGTCACTAATGTCGGTTTATTTTCTTTTATTGTATTTATAACATTTTTTAATTCTTTAACTGTTGCTTCAGACATTTTTGATATTTTGTCTAATGCATCAGTACTTTGAGTCATAGTTTCTTTACCCTTATTGGCAATATTCATAATATCAGATTGTCCAGTAGAAACACTGCCAGCTACACCACCACCAGCGAATTGTGGTGCATTATTTATAGCTCCAAGTATATTTTCTTGTTGTTCAGCATTTAAAATCATTTCACCACTATTTACCCTAGCAATAACTCTATCTCCTTCATAATCATCTCCAGGAACAATACCACCATCTTCAAATCCAACACCTGCTATAGATGCAATTTGTGCTGCACCCATTGCACCAGCAATCACAGCTTGTATTGTAGCATTAATGGCAAATGGGTCAACTTGACCCATTGCAAATGCCTTACCTACACTTTGTGCTGTTGTAGCAATAGCTTGTCCCACCATAATACTTTTTTCTTTAATAGCAGAAGCCTTTTCTAACATAGTCATTTTATTTGACATAGATGCTTGTTTTTGATTTGTCTGTTCTTGGTTTTGTAATTCTGTTTGTTGTAATGTTGTCTTAAAATCAAATATTTGTTGGTCAGAATTCATACGTTGTTGTTGGTTATTTTGATAAGCTTCTGTGTATGAATCTTCGTATCCAATTAAACTATCTAACTGTTCTTCACTTTTAATTGGTCCTATACCAACAACACCCCCATCTTCAAAGTGAGGTGCTCCTATCATATTAAATAAATTAGCTTGTTGTTCTTGATTTAAAACCATTTCTCCACTATTAACCAAAGCAGGTACTTTATCTCCTTGTGTATCATTACCAGGTATAATGTTAGATTCTGGTGTAACAACTTCTGGTGTAACTGGTGTAATATCTGGTGTAACAACTTCTGGTGTAACTTGTGTAATATCTGGTGTAACTTGTGTAATATCTTCTATCTTTATAATAATCGTTTCTAATTGTGAGGTTATGTCATTTAAATATTTATCAACATATTTAGTATCTAGTCCATCAATATTATCTTGATCAAGGGTAGATATACCATCTGTATTAATTGTATCTAATAATGTTGATATGTCTGTTTCTAAATGTTGCTGGTTTCCTGTAACTTTATCAATTTTATCTGATGTTGAATCATGAACGGCTTTTGTAAATTTATCTAATTCACTCGTATCATTATCATATCCTTCTGTATGTAATTTTTCATTTTCTATTTCATTTCTAATAGTATCACCAGAAACGTCGTTCATATTATCAAATGTATTTTTAATATCTGATTCAGATTTAGCAATTGTGGCTGTAATTTTCATCAATTTATCATTAAATGCTTTAATACCTTCTTCGCCAGTACCAACTTCTGGTTTATCTTTCATTAGTCTTTTAAAAGCATTATTAGCGTTTCTTAATGTATTTTGCTGTTCTTTAATTTTTGTAGATTCGGCCTGAAATTTAGCAGCAGCAGCCTCAGCATCTTTTTGTCCAGTACTTTCTGCTTTTTCTTTATATCCCTCTTCTTTTTCTTTAACATCTTCACCAGCAATTTCAGCAGAAGTTTTGCCAACATCAAGTGCATTTGTAATACCACCTTTTATAAATCGTGTAGGTGCAAATTTATCCATTATACCACCGACAGCTTTTAACGGTTTCATTTGTCCAACTTTTTCTATTCCCTCAATGGACTTACTACCAACTTTTGATAACCCTTTCGTTAAAGCACCTTGTAGTTTTTCATCGAAATTAAATAACCAACTAGATTTCTTTTTTCCTTCAAGTGCACTTTTCTTTTCATCAGTAATCTTTTTCTTTAATTCTTTTGGTTTTTGTTTCATCATCTCATCAAACTGTTTTTGCATCTGAGCGTTAGACCCTTTCATAGCAGTTTGTAATTGTGACATAGCTTTATCGTTAAATTGAATTTGAGGATTTGCACGTTTAGCATCAGCAAGTTGATGAAGTGTTTTATTCATTTTAGAAAACATTTCATCATTTCTATAAGTTTTTATTTCTTTTGAAATATTTTTAGTATAATTATTAAAAATATTTTCTAATTCATTAATTCCTGATAAACTATCATGTAATTTTTCTGTAGATTTTTGATATTTATTAGATAATTTTAATTGTTTTTTATAATGTTCTTTGTCAAGTTTGGATTTATTTTCGGTTAACAATTCTAAAGATGTTTTGACTTTTTCTAAAATAACTATATTTTTTTCTTGAAGGTTAGTTAATGTTGACACAAACGTATCACCATTCTTTTTGGCTTGTTCTTTCTGCCAACTACTATATTCTTTTAGTTCATTCGTAATATTATCATTCGATGAACTCATATTTAACATATCCATATAAATCCCTATTGTTATATATATTTATAAATATCAAGACTTCTTAGAGTTTTCTTTAGCTTTCTTAATTCTTAAATTAATATTACTAAGGATTTTTGAATATATTAAAGCAAAGTCCATAATAGGAAGTTTATATATATCTGAAATAGTAAGATAATGACCTTCTAACATAAAAATTTCACTATCGATAAGATTTAATAACCTATTAATATCTTCTTGTTTTAAATAATAAAAAAACTATCATTCGTAACAACGCCCTCCACAGGTTGTTTACAATAAGGACATTTTATTTCTGGAAATAATTTTAATAATCTTGTATATGGAAATAAATCTAATACTTTATATAATACACTATTTTTTCCTTCAGAGTAAACTTTAGGAGGAAGGTTGTCAATAACTTTAATTTTATCTGACATTGGAAATTGACTAAACCCAACAATTTCATTATCTATTTGTTGTGTAATTTGTTGACCATTAATATAAATATTTTTAATAAATTTCAAAGGATAAGATAACACTCGTGCATTATTAATATCAATAACACTATTTTCGTCATTAGAAAGAAATGTTATATATTGTTGATATTCAATATTAGACATTATTGATGATTCAGTTATTTCAAATTTAAACTTCATATTTTCATTATTTATTTTAAGTGTTCGTTCAATATCTTTTGTTTGAAACTCAAATTTCGTGCATCGATCTTGTATATCATCAATATTAATATTAAGATTAAATGATTTTTGGCATTTCGGATTAATACAAGGTATAATTAATTTTAAAGGTTCTGTAAAATTATTAAGTCTTAATTGTGCAAGCATAGATGTAAAATCAACTTCCGTTAATTTTTCTATATCCAATTCTTTATCTAAACACAATGTTTTTAAAATTGATATTTTTAATATTTGATATTCAACATCATCATCAAAATCTAAAGACATTTTTGAAATACTTTTCTGCATTCCGACAGTAAGAGGTTTAAATTCAACTGATTGTTTTATTGATGGTATGTATATTTTGCTCATACTTTCACCAAACGACGTTTCTAACATTTCCATTGCGGTATTAATATCTAAACTCATAGTTTCTCCTTGTTTATACGTATCTATTAGGTATTCCTTTTAATTGGTTAAATTTAGCAACACTATTTTGTGCTAAAAATCTACGAAATGCACTTTGATATTTATTACCTTTCGTAGGGTTATTAATATCATCACATACATGTTTAACAAAATCATCTGGTAAAAAATTATTATCATTAAATGTTGCACCGTTATTATCAGACAATTCTAAATTATTAAAATCAAATGTGACCGTTCTTGTTGGAGTAGTTGACGGAGCCTGTTTTAATTCTGGTAATTCTATAGAATGAGGATATGCTCCTCTAATAATATAAGTTTGGGTAATTCTTTTCAAATCATTTGATAATAAATCCACATATATGTTAGCTCTTGCAAAAGGGTGTTTACTCGTTGAATATTCAAATGATGCTACTTCATTCATCCACGGATAAAAATAATGTTCAAATACTGGTGTTTCTGTATCTAAAAATTTAATATCTATACTTTTAGCACCATCAGGTAAAACGATAAATTTACCAGGACCCTTAGCTTGACCTTCAAAGTTGACGATACTATACCCATCACCATTTTTTGCTCCACCACTAACACTTAACTTAGGTAAATCAATAGTTTGAACAAGAAACGTTAAATAATCTCTTTTAAAAAAATTATCGTTATTGCTACCAGTTTGAAAATATTTAGGCATATTCTTTTCAAACACAGGATCTCCATTAGGAAAGGTAAAGGATACTAAAAAATAAGAACGTTGTGCCAATTGAAATTCAGTTTTATCACTTTGTAAATATTTTAAAAATGTTGATAAATGTGTGTTTGTCATATAATCTCCGTATACTATATATTTATAAAAAAATAAACCCCACCAATCTAGTGAGGTTTATTTATTATATATTTTTTTACTTTTATGATAATGGGTTTAAATCTGTTTCATGCCAATATTGGTATGATAAACTTAAAGTAAAATCTGCTACATCTGCTGCTGTTGTATCTAGATTTAATGCAGAAAAAGATTTAGGATAAACTCCAACTAATGTATACGATCTTAATACTTCACCACGTTTACATCCATCTGTATTAATTGTCTTCTTACCTTGTGCTATTTCAGCACAAATATCTTGTTCTACATTTTCTGTACCATTAGTATAAGCATTTCCAAGTGTTTCATCTAACAAATATAAATGTGCAACTTCATTAGGGATTCTTTTCTTTCCTCCACCACCCATTGCAAGATTAGCATGATCATTTTGCCATACAGCACACATCGTTCTTAATTCGTTTCCGATATCAGATCTTATACTGAAATCTAATGAACCTTCAAATGACGTAACTGTAGGTATACGGAAATTAACACCGTGAAAAGGGATTTCTGTTTCTTCTAATGATCTACCCGGTAAATCTGCTGTAGTAGCAAAAAATTTAAAATCTTTCCCTAGTCTTGGAATGTCGAGTATAAATTGATGTTTTAATCTAACACCTACACTTTTCATTTTGTCATAATATTCGCTTAAATGAGTCATATTTTCTCCTATCTTTTATAAATTTTTATTGAAAGTTAACCTTTCTGTATATATTTATAAAATAAATAGAATTTTACGAATTCCATGTCCATACTGAGTTTCCGCTGTCAAATAATTGTCTATAACCGTTACGACTCATATTTTATATTCTGATAATGAAGGTTTAAAATCGTCTCCTAATATTTTATGTAACTTGTGCTTCTGTGTTTGATATCTTGTATATAATATATCATGTTTAGTCCATATATAATTAGGTTTAGTATTTTTATCAAATTCAAAATAACGCTTATACGCTTTTCCTGTATTATAGTTTAAGTTACAATAAGTAATAATAGAATCTGGATTATATTTTATTTTAAAATTATTTAATAATTTCCCAAATCCACCAATAACATTAAATGTTGCGATGGTCGCAAATCTACTTAACTCATATTGAAATTTTTTTGTGAACCTTGGTTTACAGAACGTCATAACTGCAACTAAACGTTCTTTATAAAATAAACCTAACCTAATTGAAGAACTATCATTACCTTGTATATGATATTTTCAATAAATTTACTTTTTAATTTGTACTACAAAATATTCGTTTTAAATCATAATGCAAATGGAGAAGTGTTATATTTTCAATAAATAAAAACAAGCCCTCTTTTTTGAGGGCTTGTTATAATATACTACGTTTTATGAAATTTTATATAACTTCGTTAATAACTTCATTAAAATCAGTACCTGTATTTACTGCAACGAAATCAACTAATATAAATTCAGCAGTTTTTACTGGTTTGATAAAGAATGCAATTTTCAATTCATTCCTGTCTATTACATCAGGTGTATTGTTGCTTTCATCACATATAATTTGATAATCATACATTCCACCTTGTTGTTTAATACGACTGAAAATAGGATCAACCATATCAACTAAACGTCTTCGTGTAAAATAGTTATTAGGTTCATATACAAAATATCTTGACACTTCATAAACTAGTCTTTCTAATCTTAAAAACAATCTACGAACATTTACTCTATCAAATGCTGATGGTTTAACTTGTGTAGTTTTTTGACCTTCTGCAATAAACCCATCTAATGGATATTTTTGAGCATAGTTAATAGATTTAATATATAGTTGATCAGCATCCTTTCCATTTGGATTATATGCTAAATCATTAACCCCATATATTATTCCTCTATTTAACCCAGCAGGTGCATCCCATATATTTGCAATTCTATCATTATAAATATATATTCCTGCCATTTTAGTTGATTGTGGAATCCAGAAGTTTTTACCTGTAAACCCGTCAACCATTTTAAACCAATTACCATATAAAGCACCGTAACTACTATTTAGTCCAGTAACATATTTTAATTTCTGACCAATATCTCTACTAAATGTATTTTCAGGTTTAGTAGGTCGAATAAACTTACTATCACCTTCAAGTACTAAATGTCGTGGTACATCAATAATTGTCATACAATCTTTACGTACATCTCTACAAAATATTATCATCTCACTGACTATATCTCTCCAAGTAGATAAACTATCCGCATTCTGTATCGACACATCATTAGGATCAATGTCAGTTATAGGATCATATACACATTTATCAACATCATCTGTAAACTGAGCAATAGTAGATAATCCACCATCAACTACAACATCTATTTGAATGTCATCTATATTACTAACCTTTTCAAAAACTTTTTGTAATTCTGATTTGATTTGTCCACCTGCTATATCTTTTTTTGATTCTTCAGCAGTAAATCCAATCATTGGGTATATATCAGATTTTTTATATAAAACAGAATCATTATCTTGAGTTTCAGTAATCCATGTAGGTAACAAATTATCACTAGCATTTCTTGTTGAATTAAAGAACATTCTAAAATATTTACTACCAGCATTTACCATATCTCCGATATAAATACTTTGACCTGTAGCAGGATTTCGTTGACCTTCATGTATACTACCAACAAATGCTTCTAATATACCTATTTTAAGTTTACCTTTGTCTTGTTCTCCAGCAAATACTTGACATACTACAATACCCATATGATGAGAATATTCTTTATTAATAGTATCTCCACCATCTAGATATTCAATGGCAGGAAATTGTCTCATAATATCTTCACTTACACTTGATTTACTAAAATCGTTCATTAAATTTACAGCAAAATCATTACCATCAATATATTCATTACCTCTTGGACTTTCAAATCCACTAAGTAAATCCATTTGATCACTATCACTTATATTGTTTAATACTCGTTGAACATTCATTGCATCAATTGGATCAACAATTGCTACAATTAATCCTTCATTTTCTTTAGAACCAGTAACATTAGATTTACTTTCATTAACCAATAGAAAATCAAAACCTGTAGTACCATGTGGAAAAGTATTGTCTGTATTACCAGTTTTATCCATATTACCTGCTACAAGTAAATCATATTCAGATGAAGATATAGTTAAACTTTCTGATGATAGTTCTGAATAATATTTATATCCTGCTGAGTCAAGTTGTCCTGATGTTATTGAAGTACCAAAATATGCTGATACTGCATCAGATGATACAGTTGCTGATATAGAGGTTGATGCCTCAACTTTTATCCCAATTGCTTTATATAGTTTACTAATATCGTTATCATATGGAAGTTTAGATGCTACTAACGTACCACCAGTTCTTAGAATTTCTTGACCAGTATAATAAAAATATCTTTCAGCTTCATTAGTTGGTTCACCATATATTGTATCAAATGATTGAGAATTAGAAACAATTAATGGATTTAAATCTTCTCCTTTATCTGCATATCCTGCTAATAAGCAGTATGTACCTTCTATAGCAGGTGTATATGAACTTTTATCAATTTCTCTTATTTCAACACCAGGATGTTGTATATTTCTTTGCACAGCCATTTTATAATCTCCTTGTTTATATAAATTTACTTATTATATTTATTTATAAAAAATAGAAGAAAAACTATATAAA